GACGCGTTGACCGGGGCGGTCAGCGTCGGGGCGTAGCAGATCGGGGTGACGACCCCGTTGACGACGATCGCCACCTCAGCAGCCGTCCGCCATGTAGTTGATGCGGAGGGTCACGGAGGCGGCGAGGCCGATGGAGGCGTTGGTCACGGTGTTGCCACTGGTCGTACCGCCGTTGACCGCGTTGGTGATGCACTCGGCGGTGAACCCGGTGAGGGACACGTTCGCCTGCTGGATCGCCACGTCGATGAGCGCCCCAGAGGTGTCGCCCGAGCAGATCACGAGGCCCGTGAGGGCGTGGGGGAAGGCGGTCGGGAAGGTGACCGTGGCGATGCCGCCACCCGTGGTCGTGACGACGGCCGAGGGCGTCTTGTGGAGCCACCGGGGGTTCGCCGGCACCGAGCCGGCCAGGACCGAGTAGTCGGACACGAAGGGCATCCCGGCCAGGTCCCCCCACCACGGCTCGACCTCCACCGTCTGCGTCGTGGCGACCCCGCCGACCGTGAACGCCAGGTCGTACATGCCCGGGTCGGTGTAGAAGGTCAGGTTGCCGAGGCCGTCGGTGCTGATCGGGTTGGTGGTCGTGGTGCCGCGGGTCTGATCCGTCCACAGCGAGGCGGGCGTGAGGGTGCCCTTGAGGTAGACGGTGACGGGGGTGGACGTGACCGGAACGCCGAGGGCGGACAGGATCGCCTCAGCCCCGAATCGACCTGCGGAGGGGAACCCAGTGGTGCTCATGCTGATCCTTTCGAGCGAAGCAGGGCCCGCTCACGTTCGATGATGAGGTCGGCGGCGACCCCGGGGTGGTAGTTGAAGTCGCGCACGGATCGACGGAAGGCGATGTGCGCCTCCTCGGTCAGTTCCGCCTCCCACCAGGCGTGGTGGCACTCGGTACAGAGCCAGGGCGCCGTGTGGGCGTGGGACGCGGTGGGCGTCAGCGGGGAGCCGCAGATCGGACAGGTCATGCCGCCCTCTTGATCGCTCGGGTCAGCTGCGGGATCGTCGCCATGACCCCGGACTGGGCGGCCGACTGGACCGCCGCCGGGTTGCCGCTGCCTCGAGCGTCGACGTTCACGACCACGCTCGGCGTGTGGCCGGCGCCGCCCCGGGCGAGCATGGCCTGGGACAGCACGTACTCCCCGCCGTGGACGACCGCCAACTGCGGCTGTCCGGGGGGACCGAGCACCGGGCCACCGTCGGCGAAGTGCGGGATGTCGTGGATCGTCGGGAACAGGTGGACGCCGAGGATCGACGGGTCGTGCCCGTTGGCGAAGTTGATCGCGGCGTTGATCCCGTCGATGAGGCCGTTGATGATCGCCTTGCCGACATCCTTGAGCCAGGTGCCGGCGTCGGCGAACGCCCCCTTGATGACGTGGCCGATGTTGTCGAAGGCGTGCGGCAGCGACTTGGTGACCCAGTTGGCGATCGAGGTCTCGACGTTGTCGAAATCGTGGCTCAGGTTGTGCCAGATGTTGCGGACGTTCCCGCTGATGTCGTCGTACCATCCAGCGACCACGTTGCTCACCCGGTCCCACGCGTGCGGGAGGGACTTCGTGACCCAGTTGGCGATGCCGTTCTTCACGTTGTCGAGGTCGTGGGTGAGGTTGTGCCACAGGTTCCGCACGTTGCCGCTGATGTCGTCGTACCAGCCGGCCACGACATTGCTGACCCGGTCCCAGGCATGGGGCAGGGACTTCGTGACCCACCCGGCGATGGCGCCCGTGATGTCATCGAAGACGTGGGCGATCCGGTTCCGGTCCTTGTCCAGGAACTTGCTGACCGAGTCCCACATCGAGGGGATCTTGGAGAAGAAGTGGGGCAGCGACTTGGTGAACCAGTTGGCGCCGCCCGACAGGATGCCGGCGGCGATGTTCTCGGTGTCCTGCCACCAGTTCCGTGCGTCCTTGGCGGTCCGAGCGATGTTCTCCTTGGAGAAGATCCCGAACTGCGGGTTCTGCGTCGCCTGGCGGGCGGCGCGGGCCTTGGCGCCCGCCGGGTCCGAGCCGCCCTGGCCCGGGATCGTGGAGGAGTCGAGGGGCGACGTGTAGCCGCTCCCCTTCACTCGGACCGGCGCCTGGCCGACGTAGGCGTTGTAGATCTGCCCCGGGGTGAGGCCGAGATCCTGGGCGTGCTTCACCGCGGCGATGTCCGCCGGGGTCTTGCCACCGAGCTCGCCGGCGAAGGCGTTGGTGATGTCCGCTGCCGTCATCGGCTTGTAGTTGCCGGCGAGGTCGGTCTGGATGGTCTTGAAGGCGTACCCGACGGCGAGGATAGCCGCGGCCAGCAGCAGCAGCGGGGAGGTGGCGACGGTGAGGGCGAGGAATCCGACGGCGAGGGCGGTGAGGACGTTTACCGGGATGGCGTTGAGGATGCCGCCGAGGCCCTGGAGCGCCGGGGTCAGGAACTTCATCAGGGTCAGGCCGATCGGGGCGAGCGCCTGGAAGACCTTGTCCCCGGCGCGCCACACCACGTCGAGGGCGGCGCCGAGGAAGTTGAACGCCTGGGTCATGCCGGCCATGAACCCGGGGCTGATCGTCGCCTTGTTGAGGAACCTGGACAGGTTGCCCGAGACCCGGTCGAACCATGCACCGACGGCCTGCGCCGGCGCCCCGCCGAACAGCTTGAGGAACCCGCCGATGGCGGTCCCGGCGTGCTCGGTGAACTTGCCGAAGTCGTCCATGATCGGGCCAACGTCCTTGGACATGGTCTGCATGAAGGACTTGAACCCCTGCGAGGAGAGGCCGCGGTCGACGGTGTTGAAGAAGCCCGAGAGCGACGTGATGGCGTTCTTAGCGAAGGGGGCGATCTTGGGCAGCGCCGTCGCCAGCGCGTTGAGGAACTTGAGCACGTCCGGGGCGACCAGGGTCTCGGCCTTGCCGAGGAGGGACGTGCCGCTGCCGACGAGGTTGCCGATCGCCCCGGCGGTGGCGAGGGTCGTCGGGGAGTCGCCGGCGGTCGCCTGGGCGAGGGCGAGGGAGTTGGCGGCGCCGTTGGGACCACTCGCCCCGCCGGCCGCCGCAAAGGTCTTCTCGGCCCCGTAGGCGCTGTAGCCCTTGCCGAGGTCCAGGAGGCCGGGGATCAGTGCCGTCAGGAGGCCCGCAGACCCGATGGCGGTGCCAGCGGCCGCCCCGCCCGCTGCGAGGCCCACAGCGCCCAGGATGGGCACCACGAGTGGCGCTGCGACGGCGGCGCCGGTGAGGGCCGGGGACAGACCGGAGAACGACTGGAGCGCGCTGCCGGCCCCGCCGACGATGGACTGGGCCGCGCTCGATGCGCCGCCGAGCAGCTTGTCGATGATCCCGCCGCCGCCGCCGCCGAAGGAGGCGCTCGACTTCGCCTCGTCCAGGATGCTCTTGCTGAGGGCGTCGGTGAAGTCCTTGCCGACATCCACGCCCAGCTTCTTCGCCGCCTTGCCGATGTCGTCGGCGATGCCGCTCTTGCCCTTGAAGATCGAGGACCACGACCCGGCCTTGGACCCGACCGAGTCGAACACGCTCAGCTGGGCGTCCTGGAGGGCGGTGGCGGCGTCGGCCTTCCACTTCTTCGCGAACTTCTGCGCCTCGGTCTCGATGGCGGTGCCGTCCTCGTTGAACCCGAGGTCGGCGAGCATCTTGGCGTAGCTCCCCCCGCCCGAACCGCCGAGCAGGTCGGAATAGCTCTCCCCGTCCGAGCCGTTGAGGTAGCGGAAGCCCTCGGCCTGCATCGGCTGGAGACCCATCTGCTTCCAGATCGGGTCGGTCCCCGAGGTGGCGTTGCTCACCCACGCCTTCGCGTCGATCGGGACGCTGCCGGCGCCCGTGCCGCCGTAGTCGCTCCAGGGGAGCGTGCCGCGGCCGAGGGCGGGCAGTCCTTCGCCACCGGGACCGCCCAGCTGGCCCCACAGGTCGCTCGCGGCGCTCGTGGGGAACTCGTGGGTGCCGAGGGCCCAGTCGGCTCGGCTCGGGCCGTTGAGGACCGCCTGCTCCCACTGCCGGGCGAACGCCTCGGCCTTGTTGGCGTCGAACAGGGCCATGCCGGCTGCGTCGGTGCCGCCCATGGAGAGCGCCGCCTGGTCGCCGAGGAGCGTGGCGGCCATCTGCGGGACCGGACCGATCGGCAGGCCGTAGTGGGCGCCGCCGCCCTCCCCGATCATGTGCCAGCCCGACGCCGCCGACAGGACGCCGGCCCGCGCCCGCATGGCCTCGCTGATCTGGAAATCGGTGAAGTCCGAGATCATCTTCCGGGCGTCGGCGATGGTCCCGCCGTTGAGCGACTTGAGCGCCTGGGCGGCGTCCTCGCTGCTGCCCGTGCCGAGCAGCATGTCGATCATGTTCCCCTGGGGGAAGGCGCCGGCGACGAAGGGGTTGTCGAGGGCCTGCTTGACCGCCCGGCCCGTGGCCTCGGCCTCGAGCACGGCGGGGGCGCCGTCGACCCGCGGGGTGATCGTCGGGTTGTGGAGCTCCGACTTGACCGCCTCGTCGGTGGCCTTGGCCTCCTCGATCGCGGGGCGACCGTCGGCCTCGATGGCGAAGGTGACCGGCTTCTTGGCCTCGTCCTTCTTCTCGGCCAGGGCGTCGAGCTTCTCGTCGGCCTCGTCGGTGTTGGCCTCGACCGGGATCTCGACCGGCTTGCCGAGGTCTTCCTTCTTCTGCTCGACCTCGTCCGCCGCCTCGTTGAACCCGTCGGTCCCGAGCTCCATGTGTGCGGTGATCTTGCCCGCGTCGAAGCCCATCAGACGGTCCCTATCGTGACGCCGAGATCAGCGAGGCCCTCGGGGGTGGACGCATCCACTACCTCGTCGGCGTCCGGGTCGGCGAACTCCTTGCCGAGGCCCTCCATGAGGACCCGCTTGTACCACCAGGGGAGCGACCGCACTTCATCGACTCCCATCTGGAAGCGCCGGCGGAAGACGTACAGGACCATGCGCTCCTGCTCGTCCCCGGCCAGGGCTTCGTAGCGGTCCTCTAGTCTTTTGGGTCCCCGCCGCCCAGTTCCGTGAGGAGCCAGCGGGTGAACGCCTGGAGGTAGCGGGGGGGCAAGCGGGTGAGGGTGGCGGCGTCGGGCGAGCCGGCACAGAACTCGATGACGATGGCCCGGATCTGGCCGATCTGCCCGTCCGAGGCCGCCGACTCGTCGGTGACCGCATCCCGCAGGTCGGACATGCTCGAGTAGAACTTCTCGAGCGCGGCGTCGGTCGGCTCGGCGACGACGCCCTTGTCCGTGAACGGCTCGTGGCCCGGCGGGACGGCGACTCCGGTGAAGTCGTAGTCCAGCGTCGAGACCGCCGCAGCGGTGAAGCCGCTCATACGGTGGTCACGTCGGTGATGACGATGCCGGACAGCGGGCATACGGCGGTGAACGTCGCGGCGTAGCTGCGGTTCGCCTTGGCCCTGACGTAGGTGGTCTTCACCTGTCCGCCCGAGATCAGGTTCGGGATGTAGACCAGGCGGGCCAGGCCGCTCGCCGAGGTGGCGACGAGCGCCATGGCGAAGGAGGTCAGGGCGTCGGCCAGGGTGAGGACCGTGGTGCCGGCGACGGTGACGGTGACCGGGGTGATGTTGATGGTGGCGCCGACCAGCGCGGTCGTCGGGGCGACCGACAGGGTGATCGTGGTGGCGGTCACGGTGCCGGTCACGGTGGCGCCGGCCGGGATGGCGCCGGTGCCGGGGTTGGCCGAGTTGATCGTCACGAAGGAGCCGGCGACCACGCCGTCCGTCACGAAGGAGCCGGTGGCCCGGGTGATCGTGGTGGTGGACCCCGAGCAGCCGGCGACCACGTCGACCGAGCCGGCCGTGGTCACGATGGTGCCGCCGCCGTAGGCGGTCTGCATGTTGAGGACGGTGTCCTCAGCGAAGGCGATGTCCACGGTCACGTCGGTGCTGTCCGGGACCACGAGGATCGGGGTGGACTGCTCCTCCACCATGATCTTGTTCGTCTTCCGGTCGACGTTGAGGGTCACGCCGCCCTCGGTGAAGCCGACAGCGGCCCACGGGGCAGCGGGGGTGGCGACGAGGCCGGTCGTCTGCACGATGGTGGGCGACGGGGTGTTGGCCGGGGCGATGTACGCCTGGGCGACTCCGACGATGACGTTGGCTGCGGTTCCCACGGGGCTACCTGCTCTCGATCGTCACGCCGCAGGTTGCCCCTACCGCGATCACTTGGTCTGCTGTGTCTGCCGGGCCCTGGTTGATGCCCTGCACGATGGGGTCCCATCCGGCGACGCCCGAGTTGAACTCGGCCAGCTGCCAGGGGTCCGTGATGACGAGCGTCGCCACGGTCGAGGAGTCCGGGACGGGCGTGGAGTCGACGGGGATCACCGGAGGGGTGGTGTCGATCGGCACGTCGTCGCCGGCATCTGCGACAGGGGGGACGAGAGTCATCGGTGGGAGAGTAGGAAACCGACGCTTGACCAACCCGCCCGTTTCGTGCTAAGCGGCGGTGGGGCTCGTCACGAGGTAGGTCGCCATGTACGTCGTGCGGTTCGACACGTCGCGGAGCAGGAACGACGGGGCGCCGCTGGCCGGCTCGATGCTGATGACCCGGGTGGCCCCCATCTGGACGCTGCCGGTCTGCTGGCAGATCAGGGCGTGGATGGCGAGCGCCTGGGCCTCGGCGGCGGCGTCCGAGGTGTCCCGGCAGCGGATGTGGACGTGGTTGGACTCGGCGTGACCGTCCATCGTCGGCGGTCCGCCCGGCGAGCCGGTGGCGATGACCGCCTGGTCCGGGGAGGGGGGCATCCAGTTCACGAAGGCGTTGGGGACGCCGGCGGCGACCAGCCACGCCTCGAGGTCGGCCATGGGGAGCGCCATCAGGCCACTCCCCCGCCGAAGGTCTCCACGACCGGGGGCGTCAGGTCATGCGGGCGGCGATACTCCTCGTTGGCGTGCAGCACGTCTTCCTCCTTGCCGAGCTTCATGGCTTGCAGCATCGACTCGGGCGCCCGGGGGATCTCGGGCGGCCGGTCGTAGATCACGCCGCCCTGGCGCTCCACCGACGGGTGGGCGCTCCCACGGAGCAGCCAGAACTCCCGGGGGGCGTTGAAGGCGACCTGGGCGGCGATGTCCTCGACCGAGTGGATCATCTGCGTGTCCAGGGGGACCCGGTCGCTGATGGCGTCGGCCCACGACTGGACGATGGGGCCGCCGCGCTGGTCCTCGTTGATCGAGTGGGTCAGGTAGCCGGCCTCGCCGCCGCGGGGGTGATCGAACGTCGGCCCCGGCTTGCCCTTGGGGCCGTGGGACTCCTGCTCGGGGGTGATGACGCCCGTGTCGTCGCCGAGGTCGCCCCAGCCGTCCACGTACCGGGCGTAGACCTGATCGACCTCGATCTCCCCCTTGAGCGTGCCCTTGCCCACGAGCCGGCGGAGCTCGGCGAACCGCTCATCGAACGATGCGTCGGTGCCCATCAGCGTGTGAGGCTCAGGAACCCCGTGGAGTGGCCGGCGTAGTCGGTGATCTGATCGACCTGGATCACCTGGCGCCCGTTGAGCAGGTCGCCGATGCTGACCGCCGCCAGGGTCAAGACCTGCTGGGAGGTGGTGATCGCCTCACCCGTGGCGAGGATGATGTCCCGGTACTTGCCCGTGACCCGGGCGACCAACGTGACGGCTGGGGCGAAGGTCGGCTCGGACCGGGAGTTGATCCCCGTCTTCTGCGTCCACTCCACCGTCTGCCTGAGCAGCGGGGTCAGGTCCATCAGCCGATGAGACCGGAGGGGAACGCCTCGGTGTGGCCCTGGCGCATCTGGAACGGAGACAGGAGCGACTCCTGGAGGCGGTCCAGCATGGCCGACCCCGGCGTTCGGTCGTAGCGGACGCTGACTCCCCCGCCGACGGACTCGGCCGTGACGCCCTGGAGCAGCGGGAGCGAGACCATGCGGTACGCCTCGAGGCACACCCAGTCGACCACCTGGAGCGGGACGACGCCCTCGTAGTCGAGGTAGAACGCACCCGGCATCTGTGAGGTCGACAGGATGGACGACGGCGAGACCGTGATGTTCGGGTAGCCGTAGCGGAACGTGCGCGGCCAGGACCGATCCTGGGTGGGATCGACCTTGACCCCGAAGAAGGGACCCTCCTCGTCCGCGGCCATGGAGGCGGCCAGGACATGCCCGTTCGCCAGCGTGGCCGTCAGCCCGTACTCGGACAGGAGCCGAGCCGTGGCGTCCTGCGCCAGGATGTACGGGAGGGCGGCGCCGGCGGCGACAACGCCGACGACGGCGCCCTGCTGTACCGTCATGCCAGGGGCTTGAGCGGTGCCCCGGAGGCGTAGAGGGCCTCACCGGGGTGCGAGGTCACGACCTCGCCCTTGGCGAACCGGAGCAGCTGGGTCCCGACGTGGGAGGCGAAGTCGCGGACGACCTCGAACTCACGCTCGAGTACCGACGCCGCCGCGTCCCCTGCGGGATCGGCGGCGTCGGGCTTGGTGGTGGTGGCGGCCATGGAGCTCCTTGGGATCAGACGTGCTCGATGACGACGGCCCGCTTGTAGGCTGCGGCGTCGCCGGTGTTGAGGTCGGTGCCCACGCAGTAGCCACCGATGAAGCTCCAGGTGCTCGACACGACCTGGCCGAGGCGGTCCAGCGGCGCACGCCACACCCGGGCGACCCCGCCGATCATGTCGATCTGGACGGTGCTGCCGGCGTTGAGGCCGGCGAGCAGGTCGCCCATGTTCTCGAACGGCGCCTTGATGAGCGGACCGTCGCCGCACACGATGGGACGGAAGACCTGGAGCGTGCCGGCCTGGGTGGCGCCGGGGCCGGTGGTCGAGGTCACGGCGGGCGTGACGTTGTTGAGGAACCAGTCGATCCCGATGAAGCGGCCCATGTATTCCACGCCCGAGCCGAGGGTCAGGCTCGTGTACGCCGGGCTGTCGAAGCGGCCCTGGTACACCTGGCGGAAGTTGGCGTCCTGGAAGAGCTCGTTGACCGTGGCCGGGCCGACGTGCGCCTGGTAGGCGCCGTTCACGGTGGGCACGTTCATCTGGCGCAGCCGGGTCACGGCCGACTCGAACAGGGACAGGGTGGCGATGTCGCCGGCGACCAGCTGGGAGGCCGAGGCGCGGGCGTTCGGGCGGTACTGGACCGGGGCGTTGGACGCCACGATCGGCCAGCCGGCGGTCACGGCCTGGGCGACGGCCAGGGTGATCGTGTCCGAGGCGTGGTTGGCCGTCACGGTCGCACCGACGCACGAGGCGGCGACGCCGTTGATCGTGATGGGCAGGGCGTTGGCCCCGGTGCCCACGGCGTTCAGCTGGATCGACGGGGCGCCGAGGACGCCGTTCACCGTGGAGGTGGTCGACTGGACGACGCTCGAGTAGAGGAACCCGGAGGCGTCGGCGACGGGGACGGTGACCGAGGAGGTGTTGCCGATCCCGTAGGTCGTCCCCTCACCGTAGGCCCCGTAGAGGGTGTTCTGCGCGAGCAGGTTGAGGGACTGGGCGGCGTTGATGCCCAGGATCTTGTTGTCCTCCACGAACTTGCTCGCCATGGCCTGCGCCGACACGGCGAGGTTGGTGTCGATCGAGTTGCCGAACTGGTCCATCTTGACCGAATACTGCTCGAACGGGTAGGTGGCGGCCGTGGCGTCGGCGCCGGTGATGGCGGTGGCGTTGGGGGTCATCAGACCGGCCCGGGTGAAGATCGACTGCGAGCCGAGCGCGGACGCCCAGGGCTTGAGGTCAGCCAGCGAGTCGTACAGGAACGTCGGCTTGAGCGCGTCCTGGAAGATCCCGTCGAGGAGGCCGTTCTGCACGATCTCGGCAACGGAGGGGGGGAGATTGTCGCGAAAACCCATTGTGGGTTCCTTTCAGGGTTAGATCTTGACGCCGAGTGCGAGTGCCGCGGCCTGGAGCTCATCCCTGGATGCGGTACGGAAGTCGACTTCCCCGCCGGCCCCGCCGCCCTGGCTCGCATCGACAACGCCTGGCGTCCGCTTCCCGAACCACTCGGGACTCAGCGCCTTCACGCCCTCGATGACCTCCGGGATGCCGGTGACATCGGTTCCATCGACCACGAGTGCGGAGGTGTCGGCCAGCTTCATCGCTGCGTCGATGCGCTCGGGAGTGATCCCCGCATCGCGCAGCGCACCCTTGAGCTCGGTTCGGGCGAGGAGTTGGGTGGAGCGGACTCGCTCTGCCTCTGCCTCTGCCTCTGCCTTGGTCGCTCGCTCGGTGAGCCGTTCGACTTCCGTCTTCGTGGCGTCTTCCGCTGCCTTGGCCGCCGCGATGGCGTCCTTGGCTGCGTCCAGGTCCGTGACCCCCAGTGACTCGAGGAGCTCCTTGGTCGCCGTGGACTTCGCCGATGTGCGGGCTTCCCCGACCAGTCGGTTCACGTCGTCCTGCGAAAGCTTCTTGTCGCCAGCCTCGGCGTCCGCCTTGGCCTTTGCTTCCGCTGCGACCCTGGTGGCCTCAGCCTCGGCGGCGATCTCGTCTGCTGTGGGTTCCGGCACGTTTCCTCATTCCCCTCGATTACCCGTCGAGTGCGGTCGGGAGGAGAGTAGGAGAGCGGTACTTGACCAACCCGCCCGTTTCGTGCTAGCGGTCAGACAGAGGCCATCAGGGGGGCGCCGGGCACGGCCGGGCCGGCGGTGCAGCGGCACTTGACGTGGACGGCCCCGGGCCAGCCGATGACGGGCATCCGGTCGGCTCGGAAGTTGTAGCCGTTGGCCTGCCGACACTCGAACGTCGTGCGCTCGTCCATGACGGCGTGCCAGTTGAGCAGGGGGGCCACGTCCTCCGGTCCCCGGTCCGAGGTCAGCCGAGCGGCCATGTCCTGCAACGCCGCGGACCGCATCCGGCGGGCCTCGGCCTCGAGGTGCTTGCCGAAGTACCGCTGTTCGGCGGCCATGGCGTCACGGAGCGATGCGGCGCTGGTGGTCTCGCCCTCGCCGGCGACGACCTCCCCCAGGCGGTCGGCGGCGGCGATCAGGTACATGGCCCGCCACGCCGCTGCGTGGTCGATCTCGATGTCCTGGCACGGCCCCTCGGGCACGCCCAGGCTCCCGGCGGTCGGCAGGGGCGACGACGCCATGGTGGCGAGCCAGTTGGCCGTGTCGAAGTCGAGGCCGAACCCGAGGTCCATGAGCAGACCCCGGACGGTCATCAGGAGGATGTAGCCGCCGGCGCCGCCCGTGAAGACCGCGGCGAGCGCCAGGAGGATCGCCTGCTGCTGTTGCTGCTTCTGCTGTTGCTGCTGCTGGGTGGCGGTCTGCGTCATCCGCCGATGGGCGTCACGTCATCATCCACGCCGTCGCCGGCCTTGCCGCCCCGGGCGATGATGTCCTTGGCCCGGGTGGGCATCGGGCCGATCCCCGTCCCCATGCCGGCGGCGGGGGTGAGGGCCATGGCGTCGTTGATGGCGTCCACCTCGGCGTTGATCTCCTCGGGCGACCACGTCGGGTGGACCGTCTTGACCAGCACCTCGGTCGAAGCGGCCATGGCCTGACGGAGGAACAGCACCTCTTGGGCGCCGTCCAGCGGGTCGTTCGGGAGACCGTCGCCCAGTTCGATGCTCGGGAGGCAGTCCGCGACGTGCTCGGTGCCCTGCTGGAGGGCCTGGGCGGTCGCCACGGACCAGCCGAGCGCCTGGAGGGCCATGTGCTCCTTCGCCGAGCGGTTGAGCAGCGTCCGCAGCTGGGCGAGCTTCATGGCGTAGCCCGACACGGCCCGCTGGACGCTGCCGGTCTTCCCCTGGAAGCCCCAGGTCGACGGGGCGTAGCCCGCCATGGCGACGATCATCTGATTGACGTGGTCGGTCCAGTCGGTGTGCTCCGAGAACTGGATCTTGATGTCGACGGTCTCGACCAGGCTTCCGGTCGGGGCGCCGAGGGGGGCGCGCATCCGGGAGCCGCCGGTGAGGATCACGCCGTCGATGGCGACCCGGCCGGTCTCGTCGGCGAGCGACTTGTCCACGAACAGGCGGGGGATCGACTTGCGGGCACGGTCGACCAGGAGCGACTCGGCCTCGTTGGCCTCATCGAACAGGGGCCCGAGGCCGAACAGGTCCGACTCGGCGCCGGGGACGTTCTCCCACGGCACGAGGGTGGGCCGGTCGATGCCGGTGTCCCACTCGGTTGCCAGGTTGGCGAACTCGGGGATGGTCGACAGCGGCACGGGCTTGCCGAGCTCGCCCTTGATCCCCTTGTAGAGCCGCCGTTCGACGTGGCCGGCGGTGTGGGTCTCGAGCAGGCGGTAGATCTCCTGCTTGGTCGGGTCGGGCTTGCGGGTGACCACCACGATCCCGCCGGCGTAGAACGAGTCGTGGCGGATGTCCCAAATGATCTGATCCTCGGGGAGGATGGTCAGCAGGGGGACCTTCTTGTCGATGTCCGGGTCCATGATGATCCGCACGCCGCAGCGGCCCTCGGCGGCGACCCGCACGCCGCCACGGATGGCGAAGGCGCCGAAGTCGTTGACCTCGAGCAGGGCGTCCAGTTCGGGGTTGTCGTCGGACTCGTAGGTGACCTTCGGGGTCTCCGAGAACAGCAGGGCGGCGGAGAACCGGCAGAGCTCCCGCGGCCACGGGACCGGGGTGAAGACCTCCATGCGGGCGGCGTCGGTGGCGATGTTGGCGTTGGTCTTCGCCAACTCGGCCTTGTCGTTGCGGTAGCGGGCGCGGTAGCCCTCGATGACCTTCCACTGCTCGGCCTCGGCCCGCGGGGGCCACACCTCGCCGCTGACGAACTGGGCCCTGATCTTGTCGAGTACGTTCGCCATGGCTATGCGGCTTCTTCCTGGTAGGAGGGGGGTTCCCGGTCGCCCAGGACGTAGGAGCGTGAGGCGTAGAACGCCGTGACGGCGTCGACGGAGTGGTCATGCCCCTTGGCCGGCTTCTCGCCGTCCTTGTCGTAGTGGTACGCCTTGGAGTCCATGAGCATCTGGCGGCAGTTCGGCCCGATGACCTCACGCTCGTGCTGGTGGTGGAACCGGCGGGTGAGGATGCCCGTCTTCTTGTAGGCGTTGAACGGCACGGGGGTGACCTCGCAGTTCAGCCCCTTCTCCTCGAGCATCATCGCCAGGGTCACGTTCTCGTCGGCGCCGGCGGCGTCCGCGTAGATCATCACGATCCCGTGCTGGCGGACGTGGGCGCAGATCACCTCGCACTTGAGGGTCAGTTCGGTCTTGACCAGGATCTCCTCGTCAATCCAGACGATCTTCCCGTCGGCGGTCTCCTCGCAGACCTCCAGGGCGGTGACGTTCCAGCCCCAGTCGACGCCGGCCTCGCGCAGCGTCCCGGGCCGCGGCTCGTACTCCTTGCCCAGCTGCCACGCCCGGTCGATCTCGTCGCCGTCGAACACGGCGCCGGCGAAGGCCAGCGGGGACGCCTCGTACTCCTGCTCGAACACCTCCTTGGGGAGGTTCCGGCGGGCTTCCTCGATCTCGTCGGCGGGGATGTAGGGGTTCGCCGAGGTGGGGAACTTCCAGGCCGCCCACGCCTTCGCATCGGGGTCGCCGGCCTGGCGCCACAGGTCGTAGAACCAGTTTTCGCCGTCGAAGGTGCTGATGAGCAGGGCCTTGCCGGCCCGGTCGGACAGGGTGGGGCGGAGCGCCTGGGTCCACAGATCCTCGGTGACGAAGGCGGCCTCGTCCACGATCACGAGGTCCAGGCCCTCACCTCGGAGGTTGTCCCGGCGCTCGCCCGACTTGAAGGCGATGCGGCCCCCGTTGGACAGGTAGATCTCGGAGAGGGTCTTGTTGACCTCGCGGTGCTTCTGCGGGATCGCCTTGGCGACCATGCGGAGGGCGATGCGGGACTGGTCGTGGGAGGGCGAGACCCACCACACGACGGCGTCGGGCTTGCTGGCAGCGACCATGATGGCCGTCGCCGCGGCGAACAGGGTCTTGCCGAACCGGCGGCCAGCGGCGACCACCTTGAACCGTGCCGGGGACTCGAACACCTGCCGCTGGGCGGGGTGCATGTCCAGGGCGAACTCCCACACGGCGGCGGACTGTCGGGTGGCGACCTCCTCGGCCCCGGGCCTACCCACGCGCCCACGCCCTCGGGACCCACGCCCGGCGGTCCCGGCAACGCCACTGCCGGCGCTTGAGCCGCAGCCAGCGCCTCACGACGCCTCGCTCACGATCACGGCTGCGTCGATGGCGCCCTGGACGCCGCCGGCCTGCTCCCGCTGGACCGGGGCGCCACCGAAGGACACGATGACCCGGGTCTCGCGGCCCCCGGTGGTGCGCTCGGCGGGCACGTCGAGGCCCCGGAGCTTGATGATGACCTGGGCGGCCTCGATGACCGTCTTGAGGTACGACGGCCCGGTCATGGAGTTGGGGGCGACCTCGTTGAGGGACTGCCACGCCTTGTGCGCGACGGCCTCCATCTGGCCGATCATCTTCTCCCGCTCGATCTCCACGAGCTCGGGCCGGCTCATGCGGGCCTTGGCGTAGGAGTCGGTCCACTTGCGGATCGTGGACGGGGACACCTGGAACCGCTCGGCCACCTGGCGCTGGGACGTGCCGGTGGAGACCAGCAGCCACGCCTCGGCCTTGCGGTCGTCGTCGGTGGCGTCAGGGAGCTCGTCGTCGGCCATCGGCTCGAGCGCCGACGTGGGGCGCGGCCGGGCCATCAGCCCTTCTTGCGCGGGGCCGGCTTGTGGTCGGCGTGGGCGCGGGCCTTGATCGTCCGCTTGACCTGGGCGACGGCGGTCTTCGACTTCACCGGCTCACGGCTCGGGGCAGACGTAGAGGGCGCCGCTGCCGCTGCCGGTGAGGGTGATGTAGGGGGTGTTCGCCGACTCCACGCCCGGGAGGGCGCCCGGGGGGATGCTGGTGCCGTTGGCGACGGCGAACGTGCCGAGCACCTTGCCGCCGAGTCCGTCGGTGAGGACGATGGTGGCGTTGGCCGTGGCGGTGAACGTGATCCCCGAGATCGTGGCGGGCAGGCCGCCGCCGACAGCTGCGGTCGGGCCGACGGCCCCTGTGGCGGTGAACGGGTACGAGACTGAGCGGTCCATCAGGACTCCTTGGTTGGGGACGGCCGGCGGACCGGGACGAAGTCGGGGCCGAGGCCCTTGACGCGGATGATGGCGATGTTGCGCTCCCGGGCGCAGGTGGGGCAGACCTGGATCGGGTCCCCCGGCGGCATCATCGGGTCGTGGACGAGGCCGCGGTGGGAGTCACAGCGCCAGCAGTAGTCGTGGTGCAGGTGGGTCTCGTCCAGGGGCCACAGGGGCGGCATCGACGGGGCGGCCGGGGCGCTCATGCCACGGCCAGGTCGGTGAAGAAGGCCCCCGCGCAGCCGGCGGAGCAGAACCACAGCGGGGCGTCGTCGGGATCGAGGTCGCCGGGGTACGCCTCGACCGTTTCACGGCTCGGGCGGGAGACCGTGTGGTCGCACTGGGCACAGATCATGGGAGCTCCTTTGTCAGAAGGAAAGAGGGCGAGTCCAGCCCGACGGAACGCCGGTCGAGGGGGTCCTGACAGACCAATGCGGAGGTGCGAAACCTCACGCTGATGCCGGGGTCGTCGGGCTGGACTGCACGAGGGGACCGTAGGCAGGGCGCCCGGTGGTAACCCGCCCGATTCGCCCCGGAGGCACGGATTCGACCTCCAAGGGCACCGCGCACCTCGAAACGGGCGGGCTGACGGAAACGGGATCTGGCACTCTGCAATCCGCATGACGAGCCGCATCCGCCGGGAGAAGCCTGACCGGGAACCGAGCCTCACGGCCATCGCCCACGCAGCCCCGAACACGGCTCGAGGGTTCGCCGCCAGCAAGGGCGTGCGACTCGACCGGGCCCTGGAGACAGGGTCCACGGCCAAGATCCCCGGCCGAATGGAATTCACCGACAGCTGCACCGCCGAGACCTTCTGCGACCAGCGCCGCCGGCCCGGATTCCTGTGGTGCGAGCGCCACGCCAGCAGGGCCGAGAAGATCGGCGCAGCAGTACCCGTTTCCCCCGCCTGACCAGCCCAGTGCCACACCCCAGGGTTTCCTAGTGACTAACTAGGGCCATTGGGCGCACTATTCCCCCGTTCCCCTGCACAGGCCCGCCTTGCCTGGCTTGAAGCCTTGGTCTCGAGGTCTGGATCGGCCTTGCGTGGGGGGTTTAGGAGAGAGAGAGTGCCCCCCCTGGGCTGTCCCGATGATCGGGACAACCTCCCCCCGGCCCCCTCGCGACCGACCGCTACAGGCGCCCCGACGCTGTCTCTCCTGGTGGGACGTATGGAGATTGCATGATCCTCACTATCGGCCCTGTCCGACCCTCCCCGCTGGCCCGCTGGCCCGTCCCTGTCTCACAGAGTAGGACCGCCGACCGGGACGCCGACTGACCCCATCCCCCTCGAATCGACAAACGTCGATGCGTCACGAATATTAGGCGCACCTAACTTGAGCTCTTAGGCCGGCCTCTCCTGGATCGGCCGGCGCACCTAATGTTGTGTCCCCCTGTCCTACTTGACTTGACATGGTGGGCGACAGGGTAGATAGTGGTGATGTCCTACTAACAGAGACAGAGGAGACACCATGGATTACCAGGAAGCGTGCCAGCGGGCAGCAACTCAGCAAGGGCTAGACCCGGCGACCGAGGCGCTTACAGCTGCCGGGGTGCCGAACGTGACCGAGCAGACCGGCGGGATGTGCATGGTCGTGAGGGTACAGGGCGAGGACCCCGGCGTGTGGATCTACCTCACTGGGTGCGAGTGCGACGACTGCCTGCCCCACTACGCTGCCAACGATGACGACGGCGACGGGCAGCACGCCTACCTCGTCTACCTGTACCACGGGCCAGTGTGCGACGACGAGGGGTGTGAGGGCCACCGCCTCGCCGCCCACCATGTCGACGCCGATGACCTCGCCGAACTGTGCCGCGACGCCCTGCGCCACGGCGACGCTACCTGCGACGAGGTGGGAGCATGACCGCCGACCCGGTAGGCGTCATCGTCGTAGACTGCCACGCCTACGACTGGCACGACCCCGAGGAAATGGGCGGGCGCACGCTGGCCCACGTCGCCGAGCAGTACGGCGTGCTGATTGAGCACCTCGCCGACCACGACCTCTCGTCGTGGGCGTCGTGGTATCGGGTAGAGGGTCCCCGCTCGCACCTCGTCGCCTTGATGGCGGGCGAATACTGCGGGGGAGAGGTGGAAGCCGAGGAACTGGTCGCCGCCTACCTTGAGGATTGACGCCGAGCGGGGCGCGCTACTGCCAGCGTGCGCCCCTCCCGATGGCAACTCGCCTGAGGAAACAGTCCGAGGAGGACACGACGTGACGCTCTACCGATTCACCATGAAAGTTGAGACCGACCATGACGCCCTCAGCGTCGGGGCCATGCTTCGGGACCAGTTGCACGCCCTCGAGTTGGGCGACAATGGGAATCCCGACGCGTGGGGGACGTTCCACCTCGTCGGCGCGTCGGGGATGACCGTCGTCCAGGGCGAGGACCCGTTCGGCGACTACTGCGCCGCCCATCCTTGCCTCAATCAGTCGACCGCCGGGGACGCGTGTGGGAACTGCTCCCATTGCCTCGTCGCCGTCGACATGATCGCCGAGGCGGTCCAGCGCGACGAGGGCGCGGTCGCCGAGGCGGTCGCCGAGGCCATCGCCGAGTACGACCGCCTTGTGCGGCGCAACGGTCCCGAGGCAATCGCCAACGTCGCCGCCGACACTGGCGCCCCCGAGGTCATGTGGGAGGTCTGGGAGGTCGCCGAGGGGATGGGCTACGCCCTGAGTGACGACGAGGGGAACACTGCCGACGTGGACCCGACATTCCGCGACGCCCTGCGCCACGGCGCGGTGGCCTACGTCGCCCGCCTCGCCGCCGAGGTGGGAGCATGATCCCCGACCTCCCCGCCGACCACCTGCGGGCCAACGGTACGCACTACCTCCCGAACTGGGACCGTGAGACCGCGTGGGACATCGGTCCCCGCCTCACCTGCTCGGAAACCGACGACCTCGCCGAACTACTGCGGGCCATCGGCGCCCATGGTCTCGCCGAGTCTCTCGTCAACGGGCACGCGCTGGAGGACGAGGAGACCGACGACCCCGAGCATGTGGGGATCGCCGCGACGTACCGCCTTCGGACCGGGTGGCGCTGACCATGGCCGCCGTTGCCATCGAGGGTCCCCGCCTTGCCTACCCTGGTCCCCGCCCTGTCGGTCATCGCGCCGACGGGCAGGGAAACGGGCGGGGCGAGTGGGACTGGTTCTACGCCCTCCCGACCCGCGAGCAGAACAGCCTTCGCCATCAAATGTCGGGCGACGGCGTCGACCCGGACGAGTGGGCCGCGGCAATGGACTTTGCCACGGTGGAGGACGCGATGGCTTACTGGCGGGCCCTGGTCGCCGAGGGCCGCGGCGAGTGGGATGAGTGGGGAGAGCGTCCCGAGGAGGAGGACGAGGACCTCGAGGTGCCCGCCGTGGTCATCCGCGAGCGCGTCCTAGGTCTGTCGGACCTCGCCGAGCATGTCGGCGCAAAGCGGGCGACGGCGTACAAGTGGCAGCAGCGGGGCCAGCT